TGCTTCTTGTGGGAAGGTATGCTCTGATCTGCCCTCTGTTAGCCGCATCAACAAGCTCAGGGCTGAAATCCATGTAAAAACCTTCGTCCGTATCGATGTAGTCAATATTCCCCTTCTGAACTTCGCCTATTGCTTTCTCAAGGCTATTAAATTCTCCAGCTTCTTCATCAGGGCGCGTTGGATCTGTAGGATCTTTTGGATCTTTATAGCCGCGATACATAGGCGTTCCGTCTAGCCGTTGTGTTCTATCCAACCTGTGAGGACTAGGAACAGACAGGGGAAACAGCTTCATCTTGTATTTCTTCAACCAAGCGCTGACTTCATTTTTCAAAATCTTGTCATAGTACGGCTTGTATTTAGTTCCTCCGTACCAGACTGAACCCAACTTCGGATTATATGTCTGAACCTGTGGATTTGCCGTGTTGACCATTCTTTCAACCAAGTCTTTTGGAAGAATATCTGTCAGAGACTTATCGATAAAATCCATCCTCAACGCGCCCGGCGCATACGCTTGATCTATTACCTTCAAGGTCTGTGGATCAACCCGCAAGTTCATATACGTTGACGAACTTGGATAGATTCTTACTTGTAGCGTGTCTTTAATGTCTGGGCTATCGGCTGTTCCTAAATCTACGGGCATTTGCTCCCACTGAATTTTGTGGGCTGGGGCCATGTTACGCCAGCGCCTTGACTGAGTTTCTCCTCCTGACCAGAACAAACCCGTTTGTCCGTTACGAACGGCTTCAATGATCGCTGATTTTATAAGAGCCAATCCCCACTCTCTGCTTTCGGGAAACGGAGTTTCTGGAGGAGCGTCATAGTCCTCAATCTTGCCTTCGCCTCGTTTAATTTTCAGCGTATAATTTGGCTCACCAGTAGGCTCAACTAATCCTTCGGAATAATAGCCCTTGCTCCAATTGCGATTGTACCTATCTATGTAATCTTGCGCTTCTGCCTCAGTCGAAAATCCTTGGCGCAGCATAATGGGATATGTGATGCCATCTTGAGTCATCTCAACGTCATAACTAGGAGCCTGCTTCCTGAAACCGCGAGGAACCCCGCCTCTTTTATCTTGGCCTTCAAGAGGCTCGCGAGTTACGGGATCAACCATTACCCTAGCAGCCTGCATCCGATCACTTTGAAGTTCATGGACGTGCGAAATATCCTTCAAATGACTCATGCCAGTGCCGCCCCATGATTTAGGAATTTCAGGGGTTGTATAAGTCCATCCACGATAAGCTGCATAAAAATCTGCTTCTTTCGGGCTAATCAGTCCTTTTTTGACTGCTACTTGCAAAGCTCCTGTGCCGTACTTATCCATAGAAGGAAGCGGCCCATAAGATTCTGGAGACAAACTTCCCTCCGTGCGTTGTTTTATAAGAACAGGCTCAACTGCTTGAACTATCGATGCTTCAATGTCAGGAAGTTTCCTGAGCGTAGGATCAAGTATATAACGATCACCAAGCCTCATATGGGCTATGTAATATGGATAATCTGAATAGTGAGTAGCGGTATATTTAAGATCACTATATCTGCGATAGTCGGAATCTGAAAGTGTGCCTTCGGCATATTCACCAATTTGTTTTCTGGCATTAAGCTCTTTGACTACTTTATTGGCCGCTGCCTTAGTCTTGTGCCACCCGGGTACGCTCGCTGCTCCATAACCACGATGGTCTTGCCATTGCTGTTTGGGCCTAACGGCATATTGACCAGTTACAGGAGATCGATTTTCGTCACGAAAAACCTCGTATTCAATTATGTCTATAGGGGGACGAACTTGCAGGACTTTTTCGCGATAGTTCCTATCGCCTGTGGTTCTGTACTCAGCATGACGAGTATCAGACGTATCTCCATATGCTCCAATCTCTGGATACCAAAGAGGAGCCAAGTCTCCATACATGACTGTATTGCTCAGGCGCTCTGGATCATTGATCAAAGTGTTTATTTGTCTGTACAAAGATTCCCTTGATGCTTCGTCTTCGGCCTTATCTCCTAAATCCTGAATATCTTCTCTTTCTTCAATTCTGTCTTTTTTGACATCTCTTATCTCCACCGCATCGTCTAAAAGTTCCTGAGCAACAACTGTGGCCCTGTCAACATTGGCTGTTCCGCCTTCGACATGATCTTTCTGTTGCGCTTCTGACATTATTCGATTTGCGCGTTCTCGCTCTTGCTGATATTTAGCGTCAACTTCCTCATAAGCGTAATCGATTAGATTTCTATATCGCTCGCCAACACTGTTGGAAATATTTTCTGCGGCGTCCGCTGTGTTTCTAGTAAATCTTTCGGCCTCAACTAAACCCATTTCATCAATCATCCGAATAGCTTCTAAGGCCGCAAATTTTTCGTAATCCCATCCAGCAGCCTTTGCTGCCTCAACTGCCCTATCTCGCGCTTGTCTATGATCCTGCCTGCGGACATACGGGTTTTCAGTAACTGTTTTCGGGTTGTCTTTATAGATCTGCTGAACCTCTTTGCGAGCAAGTGCATATCTGTTCAAATAAAGATCGGCCTGTTCTTTCAGCGTTTTGTAAATCCTCTTTCCTTTCGGATCCATCTGCTTCCAAGAAATGCGATTGCCTAAGGAACCAAGTGTGCTGATTGAAAACTTTGTGGAGTTTTGCCTGAGATACTCCATCAGATCAGCCTTATCGATATTCTTGCCTCCCTTACCAAGGATATCTATGCCCTCCATGATCTTGCTCCAGCGAACCTCTGCCGCTTTGATGCCGTTGCCCGGGTTAAGGATAATGGCCTTGAGTTGTTCTGCAGGCACTGACTTCCCTTGAATCTTCTGCTGAAGAACATCCTCTAGTTGGCTCATAAAGCCGGGGAAGACTCGCTCATCTAGTGTCAACTCACGTTTCGGAAGGAATTGGCGAGCAATCTCTGATTCGATTTCTCGCCTTGGGAGGAAATTCTTTTTGGCTAGATCGTAAGATATAGGCAACGGATCGAATCCGCTTTCAGCAAGTTCAGCAATGTGGTCAATCCGCACTGACATGATAGTGCGGTCAAAATCAAGACCCTTCGGATCGCCCTTCCTGCGCGGGGTTCGCGTTCTATCGGGATTAAATCCTTCGGTTTCCTTGTCAAAAAGATTGAGGAAATCGTCAAAGATATTTCGCTTTTGAGCAGCGACCTTTGGATCAGCGTCCAGCACTGTTGCCTTTATAGTATTGCCGTCAGCATCAACTTTTGTGGCAATAGTTCCAGCGTCAGTATAGCCACTGCCCGGTAACCCCTTCGTCCAGTTGTCTAGATAAGCCTGTGTAAACTCTGTCCAGAATGCCTGTTTGCTTCCCTGCCAAAACTGTAACCGCAACGGCATTCTTTCCGCCCATGCGTCCAGTTTCCCAAACATTCTTCCTACAGAAATAGTAGTAGCCAAAAGATTGCCGTCCTTTGACAGCATCAATCCAATCGGCACTAGATCATAAATTTTAGGCGAAAATGCAACGTATTCGCCCTTGTCGTTCATCATAGGAGCGTAGTCGATCATCATTCTTTCGCCGTTTCCGCGACGAATCATGTCATTGATCTGTAGGAAATAATCTTTGAGGCGCTTCGGTATGATTGACTCAGGCAAGTTTCTAATTGCCTCAATCTGCATATCGCTCAGCGTTCCGCGATACGTCTCGCCTCCCTTTTTTGTCGGATCAAACCTGTTTGGAGCGCCATAGTCAGGTGTATCCAGCGCCTCGTTGATGTACTTTTTGCGTAGTTTCGCCAGCTTTCTTGCCTCAAGTGGGCCTGTCCATTTAGGGCTTCCATCAGGGTTTGTCGCAATGCGCCCCCGAATGGTGATTTTAGATCCTACTGGAAGTCCCGCCGTATTAACTTCAGAAGCAATAGGCCCATAAGTCTGTCCAATGGACGCAATTCCTTGATCAGATACGTTCCATTCACCCTCATATACCATCAAATCTTTGATGATTTGCGGCTCACCAATAACTTTGCCGTCTGGCCCCTCAATAACTGCGACAACCTCGCGTTTGACTACGGGCTGCATCCATCCAAATCGCTCAAGAATGCCTCTGTTTTTGGCTTTGGATAACTCAAGTTTAGTGATTTTCGGAGGAGCCTCTCCCTGAATGGGGCTGCTTATTTGGCCTTGCAAGTCTTCTAGCTCTCGTAGCGCTTTATCAGCCATTGCAGAAATCTCTGGAGAGAACGTAACCCTACTTGCAGTCCCGTATCCCGCAAGACCGCTACGGAGAGTCCGCACCATGTTGCGGAATTCTCCCATTTTGAAGAACGTCAAAGCATTCTGAACAACCTGTCTCCGAATGTCGCTCTTTGAGTATCCGAAAAGCCTAGATATGGAGCCTCCAGCAAGATCCGACATGATCTCGTCCTGCATATACTTCGCTACACGGGCCTCATCTAATCCGTACTTGTTGGTTCCCGGCTGTTCAGCCGCAAATCTCATCATCATGCTCGCCTTAAATTCAGGTGTGGCTCCCGCCAAGTACCTGTTAACGAACATATCGGTTAGATCAGCGTCTGAATAAACTCCATCAGTAGTAGCAATAACATTGCCCTGAGCGTCTTTGAAATCTTGCCTGAAAAGTTTCCTTCTTGCTGGCTCTGTAAGCTCTCGGAATTCAGGAACGTCACCAAGCAAGTGTCCAGCCTCATGTGCAAACTCTTCAATTGGGGTTCTTCCCAAGCTGTTCGCTCTTTTAACTACCTCGTCTGCATTGATAACAACTGAAGGTTTAAGATCGTCCATCCTTACTTGGACTCTTGACCCATCTTGTGGAGCCATGCCCGGCTTGTATTCTTTAGCCGTTGGAGCATCGTAAAAACCAGTTTGAGTCGCAGCCTCATTAATAGAGGCCATTATCTGAGGATTTCTTACAGCATCTGGATACTTTTTAAGCAGAAGGTTTCTAATTTGCTCAGTTGTAAGGATGCGTAGATTGACGTTGTTTTGTCCTGTGCCAAAACCTCCGTTCACCAGTTCGTTGAATCTGGCAACTGTCGCCAAAAATTGCCTTCCGTATTCATTTTGAGTCTGAACGCCTGCTCGACGCATCCGTTTTGCAGCAATTTCATTCGCCCTAGCTGCCTTGGCAGCATCGTTCATCTCTTCCTTTAGGCGGCTGCGCTTCTCGGCCCGTGTTTCAGGGCCAAAATCGCGCCTCAAATATTTTTTCCCGTCAGCGCCAGTGAATTCAATGACCTTGAAGTCAGCTTTTCCAGCAGGAGCAGCCTCGGCAGGCTCTTTATCTAGAGCATCCAATTCTGTTTTTTTCTCCTGATACTTACGCTTTGCCGCTTCAGCGCTTTGCTGTTGTGCTCTGACGGCTGTTTCCCAACTGGTCAGTTTACCATCTAGGGTAGCCCTGTCTTCCACAGGGAGCGTTTGTCTAAATTTGAGGATATCGACATCCTGTTGCGCCCTGCGACGAGACTCCAAGATAGGATCGCTAGTGCCTAAAAGTTTATTTTTAACCCTGTTTTGACCTAGTCCAAAAGCCGTCCAAAGAAGACCTTCTCCGATAACTTGAGCCATCTGATCCCCATCCTGCGAGTCAACAACTCCTGTTGCTATGCCAACAAGTGTTGGCTCGACTCCAGCCTTTATAAGCTCTCCAGCATTATTGACGATGTTGTCTGCTCTTCGTCCACCAAACTGTAGAATTTTTTCTGCAGCACTTCCCTTTGCGATATTCGCTGCAGCCGTAGCTTCTCCAGCAGCGCCAGCTTTGGCGGCAGCAGCCTCTCTTGCCAATTTGGACATTGTCTCAAAGCGACCAACAGTGCCTCCTGCAGATACTCTTCCAGCCTCTAGGTAAGCCCTTAGAGAGCCGGGCGCTGAGCGCAACATTCTTCCTCCTAAAGCTCCTGCTATAGTTCCAGTAAGACTTTGATCATCGCCTGCAGCTAAATACCCAACTCCCGCGCCAGCAGCATACGGGGCAACCCCTTGAAGAGCCTTAACAAACTTAATTTCTTTGTATGCCGCCTCAGCGTCTGAAATTTTCTTGTCGATATACGCTGCTGCCTTTTCGGTTTTAGAAACTTTTTGTTTTGCATCAAGAGCGGCTCTTGCTTTTTTGCTTTGGGCCATGCGCTCGGCCCTTTGAAGAACAGCAAGTTGTTTATCTGTCAGTCCCGCCGTCTGCATGGCGCGAACAAGTTTAGGAGTAAGCTGACTTCCAGCACTGACCAAGGCGCTTCCATAGCCAAATGGCCCCATAGCCATAGCCTGTGGAAGGAACAGGTCGCCAGTAGCAGTAATGTTTGGGTTAAGTTCCCAAAGTGTTTGTTTTTGCTCTTCAAGATACTCGGAAGCACCTTGTTTCCTTGCTTCAATGTCTAGATTCCTTTGTTTTTCGGCCTGTTCTTTGGTCATGCCAAAGTCTTCCATGTAGTCCTCAACAGTCCCTATGTCTTGCTGTGCAAGAGAAGAAATCAATGGGGCAACAGCGTCTAAATATCTATGATACGGAGTAGGGTTCTTGTTCTCGTACCACATTTTAGCGCCAGTGAACAAACTTCTGGCTCGGAAATTCTGGAAACTTTTCTCTCTACTTCCCCAAGGCATTGTCTCGTTCAGAAGATCGAATGCCTCAATTCCTCCTGCGCCAACTTTCTGCCCAACTGCTGCAAGTTGGTATGGCTGATCTACGGCTGAAGCCAAATAGGAGGGAACAATGGCCTTTGCCTTGTTAACAATATCTTCGCGTTTCTTTAGAAGCTCTTCTCTTTGTTCAGGAGAGTATTCTTGTAGAACTATTTCCAACAATTGTGCTGAAGAATAATTCGGATCTAGTTCCGCTGCTCTGACTTTTTCCTGAACTACTTTCTTACGATCCTCTGGAAGTTGAAAAATAAGCTGATTCGCCATGCCCTCGTCACTTCCAGATGCAAGAGCATCCATAGATCCCACAGCCGCTTCAACTCCTCCAGTTGCAGCACTTAATCCAAATGTTGCAAATCCAGAAGCGGCCTTTCCAGCAAGATCTATTGTTTTAGGGAAAATATTGAGCCAGCTTGCTTCATCTGTCGGGACGGCAGCTTTTAATGGACGTTGGTAGTCATATACCTTCCGATCCAACTCTTCGGTGAAGACAATATCTTCTCGTTGTTGCTTGACCGCAGAAAGCTCTGCTGGAGACAAGGAATTAAGCATCTCCTGTTCTTGCGGAGACAGGTCGAATCCCTGCTTTCCCCTGACTAAATACAGGAAAATCTCTGGTTGTTTTGTGGGAATCTTTTCGGGTTCAGTAGGCTCTTCTTTTGGAGCCTCGCCAATAAGTTTAGGGGCTTTTTGAGGCTCTTTCTTTTCTCCAAGAAGCCATGCCATTGCACCCTGATCAAGCGGACGCAATTCAGCGCCCTTAAATATTTCATCCGCTGTTACCTCTGGTTTTTTGGGAGCCATTCCAGCGTACTCCATGTACGCAGCGTCTCCCTTGACCTCTTCTTTTGGCTCTTTGGGTTCAGGTTTTGCGGCAGGAGTAACCGATTTTGGAGGAACATATGCTCCAGTTAATCCTCCAAGTTGCGACATTGGCTTTGGAGCCTGACCAACTTTAGGAAGCGGGGGAGGATTTACGCCTCTTGCTGCCTCAGTAAGAGGCTTTGGCACTTCAATTACTGGAAGAGGCTTTGCGGCTGGAACAGGTTGCCCCTGAGCAACCGCAGCGCGTTCACGATCTACTGTGTCTCTAGCAAGACCTAAAATATAATCAGCAGAGTTTTGCGGATCGGTAAAAGCCTGTTTCTTTTTGGCCTCTTCCTCTTCAACTTGCCTTCTGGCCTCGGCTAAAATTTCATCTGCCTCAGTCATTTTAATCTACAGCAATTTCTTGTTCGTACTGAAGTTCTAGATCCCGTTGCTGTTTGATTAAATCTTGTAGTTCTGTAAATGCGCGTTGCCTTTCTTCGGGGTTATCTTGGAATCCCTGAACCTCTTGGACTTTTTGTTTGATCTTGAAATTAAGATTAGCCAGAGGATCAGGGGTTTTTAGATCAACTACAACCATTTCTGGGCGTACGTTGTCTCGTTTTGCAAGTTCTGAGTAAATTGAAGACAGTTGGTTTTGTGCTCGTTGCCTTTGCACGTAGAGACTTTTAGCCACTCGCACAAATTCTTTACGCTGATCGTCGCCAAGTCTTCCGCCAGTGATTAATCTGTTATATTCGGCCTGAATTCTTTGTGGAACGCCTGCTGCATTTTGGGCATTTGCAAATTCGCCCTCTCGGACAGTCGAGCCCGGATCTAGCAGCTTCATATAACTGAAAATAAGCGCTAAATCCGCCGCGCCTTGGCTTGCGGGATTCTTTGCTGCCAGTTCAGCAGCCCTATTGATGTTCCCGAAAGCGTCCTGAACGATTAGATAGTTCTTTGAGCCATCTAAATATTCTTTACGTAGCTTGGCCTCCCTATCGCTATCAGGGCCAGCGGCCTGTTCGGACTTGGCTATTGCTGCTTTTTCGGCCTGAGTCATAGGCTCAGGCATAGAAACTTCCCAATAGTCAACGCCTGCAACATCATCGAATTGCTTTTTCACCTGTGGCTTGTTGTAGCCTTCGGGAACAGGCAATTGCTGCATAGCGAATGCATCTTCCTGATTTGCAAAAGAGCCTGATTGAAAGTCAGGATGTAGTCCCTTCAGAGGAGCCTCTTGTGCTGCTTTTCCAGCAACTGCAGCAGGCATAGCGGCCAAAGTAGGCTGAGCAGCATTGATTCTTGCGGCTTGTTGTACAGCACTACCAACAGCGGCTGAGCGCACGTCTGCTCGCAACTGTTGTTCTTGTCTATTAGGAGGCAGCACAGCCATGTTTACAGGGCCAGCAAGAGAAAGCTCTGAAAGAACGCTGCTTATTGCTTCGCTAGGTAGCGTTGCGGCGGGAGCATTCTTATCAGCACTTGCAACTGCACTGCTAAGCGCCTTCATCGGATCAATATTCAGCTTATAGGCAGGATCACTAAGATCGATGTAGTAATTTTTATCCTCAGAAGCGCTGGATATAGGAGCAATAGGCGCAATGTCCTCAGTTCCCTGTGCGCCCGGCACAAACGGCGCAGGCATTGTATCCAAACGAAACGGCTGCTCTAAAGGAGTCCGTTTCGGCATATTTTCTTGGTATGGATTGTCAACTGGAAGCAACTCAGGCAATGGTTCTTCAGGAGGAAGATCTTCAGGAAGAATATCAAGGTTAGGATCGGGAGGCATTCCGCCTTCATTCTCATCTTCAGCATAGCCAGAAGCATTTTTCTTCTCTGGAATGGCAGTTCCACCAATTAGCTGTCTTGGCTTTTTCTTATTTCCTCCAACCTCTTCAAGGCGCTTTGCAGCAGCCTCACGCATATAATCAATGCGCTTCTGCAGAGCCTCTGAACTTCTGGCTGATTTAATGCCTTCGATCTCTAGGTTACGCAAATGCTTGCGCTCTTCTGATTTTAAAGCCTCACCCGCCTCATAGTTAGCCATGTATCCCTTAATGGCTCCTCCAGCAATATCTGCAAGTGCTCCAGCGCCAGCAGTCATGGGCGCATATCTCTTGTCATCCGCCAAAGCGTATGAGGAAAGAGGATCGGCCCTGAATGTTGCAGGGGCAAAAGAAAGAGATACTGGCCCAAGCCCTTCTAAGGCTGAGGTAATTTTAGCCTGTCGAGGGGTAAACGCATATCCCGCAGTTTCCGCCGACATCGGGATCGCTGCCATAGGAATTAAGCCCCACCAAACGTTAAGTTATTGGTAGTTGGAATAGTAAACTGATTTTGGCGTGAAGGCGTTCCACCAGTTTGCTGATTCACAGCAGCAGCAACAGCAGGATTAACCCCTGTTGCCGTAGCATTATTGGTAGCAGCAGGGCCAGCAGCGTACGGAGTAATTCCAGCAACTGCTCCTGCTCCAGCTACGTTACCAAGAGCCTGCATCCTTGCGGCATTGATATCGAATCCAGCGCCTCCGCCAAGATTGGCATTTGCCATAGCTTGTTGGTTTTTAGCTGTCGCATCAATTGCCTGCTGAGAAGCCTGCATTCCAGTGAGAGATTGCTGAGCTTGCTTTTGTGATTGCTGTTGTAGCGTTTGGGCCTGTGCGTTTTCAGCAGCAATGTTTTCTTGGCGAATCCTTTCGGCCTCAGCAGCGGCTGCAGCAGCAGCTTGCGCGGCCATTGCAGTTTGCATGGCCTGCATGGCCGCATATTGATTGCTTGAAGAAGAACTACTGCCCCTATTACTAGATTTTCTTCCGCCCATATTATGCTCCTCCGAATACTAAGTTTTTTGTATTTGGCAACGTAAACAAATTGCTTCGTTGCGACGATCCTCCACTTCCCTGATTCAGGGATCCAGCAGTTGTCATCGCTGGATTTGTGAGTTGGGGATTCGCAGCAAGATTGGCTGCAGTCGCAGGGAGAGTTGTAGACGCAGCGCCAAGATTTGCCAAAGCAGCGTTTCTTGCAGCATTAATGTCATATCCTCCTCCTGTCGCGGAAAGTCCTGCAGCTTCTTGTTCTTTTTGATATGAAGTCTTCTTTGAAGCGTCTTCAAGACTCTGCATGGATTCCATGCGTTTCAACGTATCCACAGCGGCTTGCTGCGATTGAGTCATGCGCTGTTCAGCAGCTTGATTTTCCGCAGCAAGTGCAGCTTCGCGTTGAGCGCGAGCAGCTTCAGCAGCAGCTTGCTGTGCCGCCTGCTGCTGAGCTTGCATCATAGCCATCATCATAGCCATGCTATTATCTTGTTTTGGGGGCTTACCCCCGCCTTTTGATCCGCCCATAATAGTTTTCCTCCTATTGGTTTAAGTTATTCTTAGATTCCCTTGGACAAAAACCCAAGGAAAATATTGTCAAGTTTTTGGTTGTCCATACGCTGAAATTCCAGTTGTGACAATATCAGTCAAAGCCTTAACCCAAGCAGCATTTGGAGCATACCTGTTGTCATCGGCTAGTTGAAAAGAAGCTGGATTGTCTGGTTGGAATGTAAATCCGTTCTTTCCCTGACTTTGTTGCTGCATACTAGCCCATTGCGCTGCTCCAGTTGCTTGTTTTTGGGATTCAATTGCCCGTGAGAAGGCATCAGAAACGCCTGATGCTGCATTTTGAGCTAATTGGGCCATTAATTGCTTATTTCTTTCCTTTTCAGGCTCCCCAAAAAGCTGATTTTCGGCCATGAGTTTTTGGGCATAGTTCTGGCGAGCCTCGCGCATTGTTCCCATTTGAGGCATAGCCATCTTATTTGCTGCATAATCGGAAGCAGTTGGAAGCGTTGCCTGCATTGTTGTGGCTTTTGCGCTCGGAAGAGTCGCTTTTGGAGCAAAAATCTGTCCGCTCATTGCTCCTGTTGAAGTTGGTGTTTTAGATCCGCCCATATTATTGATTCATTATTGGGTTTTATAGTCCAGCAGCGCTTCTTGCCTCTAGGCACAGAGCGCTTCCCGGCTCAAATTTTTGACACGCAAGTGGCCTGCAATCATAGATTTTACAGGAGACGCATTTCCCAACACGTCCGCTCAGCGCAATGCACCTGTTATTCGTCGTTTTCATCAATGGATAGTCGCTCCTGACCATCGATTTTGGAATTCTGATAGCATCCGCAAGGTCTTTTTTAAGCACAGGCCATGACCACTTATACGAACAACAGGCTCCACATTGCTGGCAGTCATATTTCACTTCTCTTTCTCTGTGTCCCATTCAACTGGCCTAAATCCAAGGTCAGGAATAACAACATCTTCGTATGGCGCTGAGCCTGAAATGTTAGAAATTGTCGCGTTCAGCTTTGGACAGTAGACATATTTGTCTTTGTGGCGATCAACACAGTTGAAACACACAGGATAAAAGTCTGCATTCAAAGACTTGTCAGGATTGTTGATCCATTCGCCTTCAACTTTGATATAACGTGTTGGATCAGGCTCGACGTTATTGTCTTCCAGATATTGGAAAATATCTTTGTCAGTCCAATCGCGCATTGGATAAAGCGAAACTGGAGATCCTTCATTGTAACGGATATCCAAAGCCAAAGGAACATGGCCCTTAATTAGATCCGTATCACAATATTTCGTTCCGATATAAACAGCGCCCCAAATCCAGTTAAAAGAGCCAGTGGGCCTGTATAGAAAATCGTCAACTCCGCAAAGATACTTGCTAGAATCAAGAAGTTCATCAAAAGTTGGGCGTTCTGTTCCCAAAGACAGTCCAACGCACTTGGAACCCCATTGGTAATATTTCAGCATATCAAAACGAGGCTCACCCGTTTCGACATCAGGCCCGTCAGTTATGGAAACCTTTAGAGGGGCATAGTCATAAACTTCAAGATTCCAATCTTTGATGAGTTTATCAGAGTACGCATAACGCCAGCGGAATTTTGGCTCTCTGAATTGAATCACTGGAATGTTGATATTGCATTTGAAGCGAATCAAATGGAGCAGTGCCGTTGAGTCTTTTCCTCCAGACCAAAGCACAACTGCGCGAGGCCAGCGTTTATGCCAGCTTTGAATCTTATCAACTGTGATATCTATTAGTTCTTTCATTTTAAATGATAACAGCGCCTAGCGCGGCTCCTGCAATTGCCCCTCCAGCGCCAATGTAAGCGCCCGTCATAGCATTTTTTCCAGCAGCATTTGCCGCAGCCCCCTGATAAAGCATCTGCTGATATGCTTGCTGATTTTGCCTATTTGCTTGTGCAAGACTTAGCAGATCATTTGACCCAGAACTGATGAAATCAGCAGCGGATTGATTCAATCCTTGCGCTGCCCCAAGAAGTCCCTTCTGCCAGTTTCCAATAGCCTCCATGTTCGCAACCTCTGCAGCTTGTTTTCCCTCCATTAGCTTCCCCGGGTCGATTCCTCCCGTGGGAGCGCCATACGTATTGAGATATCCTTGCTGTGCTGCCAGATTTCCAAGTTCAAAATCACGTCCAGCCTGCACAGCCATATCATACAGCGCCGATCTTCCAATCGTGCTGTCAGGATCAATTCCAGTAGCAGACAAAGCAGTAATTCCTTTTGTCTTTGCCCATTCTTCCATCTGTTTCTTCCAAGCATCACGGGATGTCGCTTGCTTCAGTCTTTCTGGAACATCTCGACGCATTTCTGCTGCCGCAGGACTTGCCATCTCTTCGTACTTTCTAGAACGAGCGAGATTAGCCATTCCAAGTTCTGCAGCTTCTTGAGAAACTTGCATCGGACTAAACTCCTGCTGCATCGGCTTAATGTTTGATGCCAGCTTTAAAAATTCAGCTTGGTTTTTAAGAACCATCAAGCCCTGTTGGTTTTTCTGGCCCAAAAGCATGGCTTCCATCTCCATGCTTGGCCGCTTAATGTAGTCGCCAGCGTTTACGCTTTGTCCTCCCATAAATTTACTCCTTCGGTATTTTGATTTCGTAGATTTCTCTGTTTGTCGGAGTAAGACCAATTTTGGTCATTACATCGTCTGGAAAATTTGGTCTATCGCCCTTCATCGGAACTCCAATATATGCAAGTGATCCTGACATCTGAACGAATGTTACATAGTCATTAATCACCCTATAAACGTCTCTTGGCCTCGTATGTTTAGGATGAAATGCTGGATAAACTGTTGGGACATAAACCCAATCAGAATATCCGATTAATTGATTATCTCTGTAATGTCCAACCACATTGATTGCGGGGTGTTCATTGATTTCATGGTCAAACTCTTTTGCAAAATCAACAGCCTCCAAGAACTCGTTAGTTCCGTGTCTAAGTATTTTGTAATTTATGCGTTTATTCATGCTATGACCTTCCTACAGAAACCTCAGTCTTCGTTGTATATCCAGCAAATCTAGCGGCTTCTTCCTGAATAACTTTTACCCTGTCTTTAAAAGTTCCACAGACAACACACGGCAAACAGTCTCCATCTTTGTATCCGCTAAATGGTATTGATGAATACAGCGGAATGCTTGAGGTATCAGAAAACGGACTAATGAACTTATTGGGGAAATAAGTCACTGGAACAGAGGCATCTGATATATTCGGCATACTAGCAGGGATTTGAAATCTTGTATTGATAGGCAGCGGCGTTTGCGGCCTGCTGCGCCAAAATTCCAGCTTGTTCTTCAGCGTCTGTGAAGGAAATAAATGACAAATAAGAGGCTGTGGCTGTGGCAGAAATTGATGGATATCCGACACATGGCAGAGTCACTGTGCGATATACCTTGGCAAAAAACGTCTTGTTCTCACCTTCAACTCCAGTTTCTGGACTAGGTTTAATATCAATGCTTATTGACTCTCCGCTTTCGCCAACAACGCAGGATTCGACCTCATTGGTATTTGGAATACCGACAGACCTTTCGCTCCAAGGGTCTTCAAATACTCTGACAATCTCGACGCCAAGTTCTCCGCACCATTCAATTAACAAAGAAAATGCCTTGTCTATGTCAGCCGTTAAGGGACTCTCGCACGTCTCGTATTGAGCATTTCTTACAGCGCTTTCTGTTACTAACCTTCGATACTGGCTGCTGAGAAATCCCAAATTATTAATTTCATCTTCAAATGGTGTATTTTCGTACTGGTATGGATCGGTTACAGCTAAAAGTCTGCGCTCAAGAACTTTTTGATAAGATCCCTTGCTACCCCTAAAACTGGCTCGTACATCAACTGTTCCGCCGATCTCTTTGCATTCAATTTCTGCATACGCAAACTGCTTGAGATCCATGCCGTCACCCATTTGGGCAGTCTCAATCTGGCTATAAATCCTATTATAGAATCTAGTGGTTGTTCCATCTTGATTAATCCTTAGATAGGAGTCAGCCCGATACGGCATAAATGACTCCCATAAGTGGTTATATGAGCCGTCATTCGTTGCCGTGTAATCGATGGAGAAGTGAAAGCAGCGAGGTTGCCCATCTATAACGCCTGTAGTCCACTCTACAGGACGTGTTCCCTCCCAAGTGCCGCACCATGCTGGTGTTCTGGCCTGACCCCACTCAGAGGCTGCTGCGTAGTCTAAAACCATCGTAGAGGAATTGACAGGTTCCAAGTATGGAACGGAATACAGCAGATAGTTTTCAAAAGAGGCAGCACATATCTGACTTTGATTTCCAGCCATGTATCGCTTGGTTCGGGCCATCTCAATGTCTTTATACAAGACCTGAGATGACAAATATGAGGCAGCAGCAACGTCAGCCGCTACCAAGCCACCCTGTGAGTACCACCACATTTGTCCTGCTTGAAAAGCAATGCTTTTTCCAGCAACACATCCAACTGTTGGATATAGGGTGTTTTGGAAATTTGGAGTAGAAGCCCATTGGCCGCGATCCAAAATGCCTGAAGCCAGTGAAAAGGTCGCCCTATCAGTAAAAACAATCAGTCTTGTGTCCGTATTCTGTCCTACATAGCTGACCAATCCAGTTACAGGTCTTGAAAAGCTAAAATCTCCACGTCCTGTACCAGCAGTGCGCTCATTCCAGCTTGTAGGATCACCAAGATCGGATGCCAGAACAATATTTTTGTCAGCAACCCACAGGCGATTTCCAGAAAATGCCATCCATGTTCCGACAGGAATTTTGTCACTTTGGACTCCAGTTGTGTTCGACCCATCCCAATAAGCAGGAGAAGAAACCCCATCCTGAATCATTACCACTCTGTGAGATGGGGTAACAGTTGTGTCTCCACCGCTTGATGTATTCGCAGATCTTGTGGCTAGTGTAAAAATGCACTGACTAACATTCTCGTCTAATTTGATTCCTGTCAGCTTATAGTCTTCCCAATGAAGGGGTTGAACCAATGGAAACGGAGCATAGTAAACGCTCCCATTAACAGCGAAAAGCATATAGCTTAATTCATCAACGGCAACGCCTTTCCCGTTCACGTCAAAAATTTGACGAGGGATTGTTATAGTTTGTCCGTTTACTGTTTTCTTTTCGGCTGCTTGGGATTGCTTATTAGCAGCAAAAAAAATTCCTCCCTGAAGATTGCCGGGCGGCAACGAAAGCCGCATTGCATAGCCGGGCCTCGTCTGTGCGATACCGCCGCGAACAGAAACATTAACGCCCCACTTCAGTTGATTCTCCGAAAGATTCCAAGAATTCCTGACACTATTAACGCCTTGAATCCAACCAGAAGTGATTTTAACAAGCCTTCCAGCCGTTATTTGATCAGACTTCATGTCATTATTGGATCAGTGCCATCACCATAAGTGATATTATTAATCTGAGGCGCTGCCATCGCGTGTCCATCAATGCTGTCCTGCTGATTTTTCAGATATGCCATTGCAATCGTCCAATATCGCTCGGCCTGATCCGCAAAATCCTTGTCTTCAAGGTCTACAGCATGAAGCGCAGCAATAATTGCACGTTCATTTTCTATCGGAAGGAAGTCATAAATCGACTCAACAGTCGGACTTTTGATCCTATAAATAATTCTTGCCCACGCGCATGGTGTACCCAATCGAATCCTCCTGTACTGAGGATTTACTTCTGCTGGATGGTATCGGCCTATAAGCGTCATGTCATTTGAGCGCCCATAGTCCCAAGCATACAGAGAAACAAACCCATCAGTTTGAGGTTTCTCAATTTGTTGGATTGTTTTAACAAGAGTCGGAGGCTCAACTGAATCAATAATGAAACTGCTTTCCGCCGAATCTCCTGAAGTTAGGTACGATATTCTACCAAAAGTAGATATTGTATTTCTGGCCTGAACTTCAGTCGCATATAACTCAAACTCGTCAGCATCCAACTTTCTGACATAGTAGTTTGTCCCCGCAACCAGAGGATTTGGCAGAGAATCCCCGTCTCTCGGACGAGCAGTAATTGCCTGTCCTGTATTATACAGAGAAGCGCTTTCAACTATTCTGGTTGAAGCGTCTGCTGTTACTAGCCTTTCCAAGTCTAGAGTTAGTTGGCCTGTGCCCGGTGTGGTAATGTTAACGAGAACATTTCCTAAATACACCCTAACATCATCTCCAAACAGCTTGATCGTATAGTCAGTGTTTGCGAGAAGCGGGTTAGGAAGAACTCCTGACGTGGAAAATCTTACAACCTCATCGTCCTGCAAATATTGGACGCTATTCGGGTTGATTAAGTTGTCATATGGTTCTGGTGTAGCAGTTAGCCGCAAGGCGTAATAAGCCTGACCAGTTCCAAATGCGGTAATATTGATAAGTCCAGTAGTTCCTCCAGCAATAGCGTTTGATGCTGAATTGTACACTCTGGCTAATCCATTCCCCGCATCGATGTTCAGATAAAACTGCGTGACTCCCTTATCAATAGCTGGAGTTGTACTAGGAAGGTTGTAATCAGATGCAAAATAAATTCCCTGAGGAGTAGATAGGCCATCGTAATCTGCTACCCATTTGCCAGTAAATCCAACAGAAAATGGCCTTGAAATAAGAACATAAAATTGTCCAGTTCCAGAACTTGTAATGTTAACAGGACTATAATCCACATTAACAATTGTGAATGTCGTTGAAGAAAACGGCTGTTCTGCTCGGTATGATGCACCCTGCGTAATGGGGCTTGGGAAAGTTCCTGTAGTGGTAAATGAAACAAATACGCCCGTTGATGGGGTGAATGTTACTGTAGGTGTTCCAGTGTATCCGCTACCCTTTGTGACTACATTCACTTTTACAACCTCACCACCAGAAACAACGGCAGTTGCTGTTGCTCCATTGCCTCCTCCGCCAGAAATAGTTACCGCTGGAGCCTGAGAATAACTTGCACCGGGTGCGGTTATTTCAATGTACTCAAGGAATGATGTTGTAATTGTAGATGTAGCGGCTGCGTTTATTCCGCTTCCACCAGTAAACGTCAGACGAGGAGGAACAACATATCCAGAGCCCGGACTGTTGATGATTAGTCCGTTAACTACGTTTGCAGCGTTGATCGTTGCAGTTATTGCCGCGCCAGATCCAACCTCCTGAATGGTGATTCCAGTTATTCCGCCATTTATATCAAGACCATCGATTGTTGCTCTTGCTCCCCTTCCTGTTTTTCCACTGCTCAAATCAAGAATGGTAACAGTTGCGTTTGGCTGATAGCCAGATCCGGGTGTGTTGACTGAAATTAAAGAAACACGTCCACCACTTACAGTTATTGTAAACGTAGCCTCTGTAGTGAATGTGCTGTCAATATCTATCCCAACCTGACCAGAAACATATCCAGCGCCTCCAGCATCACTCAACGTCACAGTAGGTGCTGACGTGTATCCAGAACCTCCTGCTGTAATTGTCGTTGAGGTAACAATTCCTGATGGAACAGCTTTGGCTTGAGCGCCAGATCCTGATGGATTCGGGAGATTTAATCCTTCCGCAACAATATTACTCTGTGTTCCGATTGCAACTGTTGCTGGAATTAGTTTAACAAGAGAATTCGTTCCGCTTCCAGATGTAATCAAGTTGATTTGATTTGTATCATTAATTGCATCTGAAGATGTAGGATGGATTGTTACTGTATTTGCATCAATTGCTCTTACGTAATAGCTGGCCCCTGACACAAGAGGCTGAGGCAAAATTCCTCCGTTAGTTGTGGCTTGAACGGCATCTCCAGTGCTGAACCCGTGCGGAATTGCAAATGACATCTTTGTCTGAGGACTAATCGTCTTTTGAACATCTACACTGATTGGAGCAATTGATCCTGTAGTGTAAATCGGATTGGTATTGTCCGTAGCGTCAGCAATTGATCCAAAAATTTGAAGATGCGTTGGATCTATAAGATTAGCAAAATAAGTAGCCTTAGAAACCAATGGTGATGGGAGAATGTTGCCGGGGAAATTGATCGGATTTGCCGTATCGATTGCAATAGGAGGTGTCGCACTTAAATTTAATGCCGTAACCACCATGCTAGGTTTTCTATCCGAAAATTTGATTGTTCCAGCGCCTACAATGCTTTGAAGATTGATTGGATAGTTTCCAGCCTGTGCATTCAGAGGATCTGAATATAATTGCATTTGAGTAGGGCTAACCACTCCAATGTAGTAAATTTGCCCCGCTCTTAATGGTGAAGGCAATGTTCCAGATACTGCTGTAACAACCACGGGTTGCCCCGAATTCATAGTGTGAGGAACTATGGTCGAAAATGTTCCTAACGGATAAATCGCTGCATCGCGAGTACGTATCGTTGCATCTGGAGGCAAAATTGTCCCAACAGGAAAATCAGTGGGGCTATAAATAGGAAGATACATCCCATCAACCCCTATTCCTGCTGCCGTTTGTCCGCGCAGAGGAACATTGTATTCATTAGTTCCAATGATTCTAAGCAGTTTTCCAGCATCATTTACAACCTCAGCAACAGCAATAAGCTGTGAAGGCTGAATAATATCCATCGTTGTAGCAACGTACCCGCGATCATCCCATGCCCAAGCCACAGAATTGTACATCCCGCCTTTATTTACATGATATTGAAACAGTCTATTTCTGAAATAAAGGGGGCTTCCATCGGCATTTACGGCCAATGGAACATCAATTCCCCTTGGAAGTGTAACTGTACAGCGATCCCACCCCGTGCAAACGTCAACTTCAGCCGTTGAATGCGTCCAGTGACCAGACTCCATTAGAGTCTGGATTGCCTGAGTCAGTTTCCGAAAAACCTTGGTTTTATCAGTCGTTCCAAGGATTTCTGCTGCCTCGTCAAAAATTTGCGAGACAAACATGGGTGCTACATAGCTCCTCGTTGATTTAGTTCGGCAGCAAAAGCCTCAAGATCAGCATCGCTAGGCATTCCAGCAGGAGCCGTTGGAGCCTGCGCTCCTTTTCCTCCAGTGGTTGCTTCAACTTCTAAAGCGAGCGCATCAATTGTTTGAGCCAACTGAACAATCATGCTGTGAACATCCATAAAAACGCTCTTTGGAACTTGAACCATGACGCTTCCTTCACCAGACGGGCCAGAAGGCATCGGCGGCATGGAGGGCATAGGAACTTTATTATCCATCGGCGGCATTGGAGCCATTTCAGGGGTATTTGGTTTAGCCATAATTTTAATCCTCTTCTTTCTCTTCTCCATCCTCGTCTTCCATTTCGCCTTCGGCTTCAGAAAGACCGCTTTCTATTGCGTCCTCATCGTCTTCTTCCATTTCAGACTCTGAGGAAAGATCTTCTTCGGGCTTGATTCCGCAAATACACAGTTCAACGGAATAACGCTTGTCTGTTCCGCCATCAGTTTTCACTGATTCTGTTTTTTCCATTACTTTCTTGTAGCGAATCAAGGCAGTGCCTTCTGAGGCCATGTCTTTAAGACCCTTTACGTTTTCAAAGTAGAGAGATGGATAATAAATTTTGTCTTCTCCATCTTTGTTTGACCATGAAGACATGGCCTCATCCATTTTTTTGGAAAGGTTTTCCCCAAGGCTAACAAAACCTTCAGGTAGTGAAATTTCTGATTTTTCGTATGGCATAATTTTATTGGATTAGTGACCGCTGTGGGAGATTTGTGCCGCCACCACCAAGGTTTAAGCCTAGCTGTCCAGCAGAATTTTGTCCCCAAGTGTACAATTCATTCGCTGTTGTTTTTGCAGCAACATATAGCAATGCTGGAGATCCAAATGCACAAAAATCATCGATAATTGCTGATGATGGAAATCTTGCTTTTGTTAGCGTGAGTTTATTCGTTCCGCTTCCGCCGTCTCCAAACGCTAAGGTTGTATATCCACAGGCATATAATGAGCTTGGATTGGTCGGGCTGTTCGCTCTTGTAAGGGCAAAAAGATTTGCCCCTCCAGTTCCGCTTCCTGCCATTTGAACCTTGGCGAATGTCAATCCAGCGACACTAGAAAGCGTTTGGGGAGAAGTTGCGCTGGCAACTCCGCCTGTTCCTAAAGCGCCCTCTGACCCGTTTCCCCAAGTCCTAAGCGTTCCGTCAGTCAATAACGCAACTACAGAAGGCGCTGTTGTGCTCTGGCTTGAACAAGCAGAAAGCGTAGCAACATTCGATATTCCTGATAGAGATTGGAACGTAGTTTGATCAGAAGTGGTTCCAATTCCTAGCTGCCCTCCAGTATTTTCTCCTGTTGCCCACAGGTTTCCATTTCTAAGCGCCCAAACGCAAGCTGCAGTATTCGATGCGGTATTTGATGATGCAAAAATAGCATCTGCTTTTAGTGTGGGGATTTTGAAGAAAGTATTTCTGGCTGTATTAGTTCCATCTCCTAAAAGCCCTCCTCCAGAAGCCGGGCCATTATATCCCGTCGAATAAAAATCTCCCGTGTTATCGATCACATACGAAAATCCGAAAAGGCTTCCAAAAGTATAACATTTGGATATTGTTTTTCCGCTAATTGCACCTCCCGTAACTTGTACTGGCGTTGTTTTGTCAGCATTGTCACCCAATCCAAGTTGTCCGCTGACATTGGCTCCCCATGCCCAAAGTTGTCCTGATGATGTAACTGCTAGACAACTACAAACAGCAGTAGTTCCTCCAGCAGATACAGCAAAATCAGAAACATTGGATACAAGACATTTTGTAAAAATTCCTCTGTTTGCAACAGCCGTTCCATCACCCAACTGTCCAAACCCATTGTCTCCTGCTGCGTATACGTTTCCTGCACTGGTTAAAATAAAAATATTCTCTCTGCTAACAAACAACTTGGTTACTTGCTCGTTTGCAATTCTTTCAAATGTGGCATTAAGAAATGATGATCCGCCTATTGTTGTTGCTGAATATGTTGCAGCGGTAAGATATCCAGCACCTAGTCGGCCACTCGTTGCCGAGCCAGCCGTGCGAACAAAGTTATTGGTATCAACAAATGCCAATGCTTCGGGAAAAATATGACCCCCTCCTTCAGCAAGTGTTGGAAAAAACGAAACGCCGGGACGAGTCAGCGTTCCAACTGTAGTTGCGGAGGTAATTCTTCCTGTAGCATCAACTGTGAGCACGGGCGTTTGTAGGTTGCTTCCGTAAACTCCAGCCGTAACTCCTGAGTTAGCCAAAGCGAGCGTAGCCGCCGTTGTTTCACTTGCAGGGGCAACAATCGTAAGGCCAGAAGCTCCTGTTTGCGCTCCAGATGTTCCAGCAGCAATTGTCGCAACGTAGTCTCCTGTTGTATCAGTCCCAAGCGCTACTGAATTCGGCTGAATGGTAGTGGTGATTGTGATTGCGGAAGATCCGTTAAACGAGTTTGTTCCAGCGACATCTCCAGCAAGCGTGATGCTTCGGGATGTTTGCAAAATGCTGGCAGATGCAGCATTTCCAGCAAAGTTAGTCTGCCAAGTTGGTGATCCTGTTCCAGCGCTAGTAAGAATTTGTCCAGCAATACCAGCAGCAGTGAATTGTGTATTATTTAGCCCCTGCTGCCACAAAACAGCACCAGCAGTTCCTCCCGCAATTGCTGTTGCCGTAACTGCTGCAGGAGCAGAAACCCAACCAAGCGCTGATCCGATCATTCCAAGAACCTGTCCATTTGCTCCAAAAGGAAGAAATGAAGTGACGTTTAGCGCGGATTGATAAGGCAGCGTGTTGGCTGCTCCTAGAAGGGATGTTGCCGTTGAAGCATTGCCTACAAGATTTCCTACGAAAGTTCCCGTATAGATAGCGCTTGAAGAATTAAGCGCCCTGACAAGATAACACATTAACCCTTCGCCAGCGTTGCGAGTAACTCCCAATACGCTAGTTGTTCCTGCGGGATCACACGGGATATCCCATACAACGCGACCACCCGTTACAGTTTTATTAATTTCTCCATAAAGAGCATAGACAAGATTGTCTATCAGTGATGGAACGCTTTCATGCCCAACACTAGGATACGGGGTGTCGGGGCAGCATGACTTATTGTAAATGTTAGAATTGTCGCAAGACATGATTTTGTCTCCTTTGTGTTAGGCGTTTTCTACGAGTAAATATGGAATGGTTTTTTGCCCATAGCGATTCATTTCTCCGTAGACGAGATTAATAAATGCATCGTACTGAGCAGGGTAAATCGTCTGACATCCGGCAGACGAGGTTGAGTTATAAGATCCTTTATGGATGTTTATGGCTACCCCAATGCCATCGTAGTATTTACCCGTCTTGGCGTTGTATCGCAGCACTGGCAAAGTTTCGCCCTGCGTTGCAGGGCGCAGAGCAGCATAGCCTCCACCTCTGGAGATGCCATGTTTGCCCTTTTTATACCTGTGAACTCCTGCCTTTAGCGTAGCAATGGCAGGTTTCATCAGAGATGGGTCAGTATTGGCATTGAATGTCGCGTAGACCTGTGGACTGACCACAAAGATCCCGTCATCGTAGATGCCAATATCATTGACGTTCTTTTTCCCCATCGAATTCTTATAATATCCCCTTATTCCCACCAAAGCCACTTGGTCGGTTACGCCAGCTTTCTTCAGAAGCCTTTCGGTGTCCTTTCGGCGTTGCTGTGGCCTTGATGGAGGGACAATAGCCATTACTTGTTGCCCTTGCGGATCACGTTGATCAGGCCGACGAGAGCGAGTCCGCTGGCAATGATCTGGTTCTGCAATTCAGGCTCAAGGCGCAGGCCCAAGGCCGTAGCAAGAAGGATGAAGCCCCTCCAAGTGGAGTTTTCGGTCAAGCGTTCAATGATGACATTAATGATATTTTTCATGCTATTTAGATGATGTTGGTTTTGGTTGTTGTCTGCTCCAGAGATAGTCAATAGCTCCAGAAACATTCGGCGTGAAGACAAGTTTCAGTTCAAGTCTTCCAAGTTTTCCTGAGTTCTCGCCACCGGGAGGGATAGGTACACTTACACATCCAGTAAGGAGCGCAAGCATTGCTATTGCAAGTGCAATTACGAAAACCAATGCAAGCTGTTTGGGCTTCATATATCACCTATTCTCCTACCGCCCTCGTTGAGTCTTCTCTCTACCCTGTCCATCAGCAGGGAGTTTTTTGAGATTGTCGATTGTGCAAGGCTGATGACTTCAAGCATCTCCTTGTTTGCCTTCTGTAGATGATTAATGAAGTCACCGCTTTGGATGTCCATGCGCGTTTGAAGTGCATCGATGCGTTGCGTGAAGAATCGGAACAAGTATCCGATTGCAAGCATTCCAATTACCAACAACGCAACAAACATCCATCTGTCACTTTGTCCCGCTGCATGGTTTGTAGCCTCTATTACTGCTTGTGCTGTTTCCATAAGATTAAAAATGTTGAATTACAACTACTGCCCCTGATGAACCAGAACCCCCTGCACCAGCAATTCCACCAACCATTGTGGAACCTCCACCTCCACCACCCGCACCATATAAAGTGCCTGATGATCCAGATGTTGGATTTCCAAAAACTGAACCAGCACCTCCATTGCCTCCTGCGCCCCCATAAACATTATTTTCAGTCACAGAATTTGGCCCCCTAACACAAATCGGAGTTGTTCCTGAAAAACTTGGAAGCACTTGGTTTGCAGAATTAGCTCCACCCCCAGAACCTCCTCCACCACCGCCAGCAGGAGAACCACTAATATTGCTTTGATAAAAAACACCGGAGCCTCCGACAAACATTCCATTACCACCAGACCCGCCATTGGTTGGAATTGCTGTCGATCCATTTATTCCCGGCCCACCGCCATTTCCAAAAATTTCAACTCCATTTGATGCTTTAAATGAAGAAGTTCCACCAAATGTTGCGTTTCCGCTTCCGATTATACCTCCACCGCCACCACTTCCAACTACAATTGTGCAACTTAAATTTGATGATGATGGCATTCTAAAAGAATACATTGACATTCCACCGCCACCGCCTCCACTTGCTCCATATGACGCTGATGGGCCAGTTCCTGTTCTCAAGCCGCCACCGCCACCGCCACCGCCACCAATGCAAATGACATCGATAGATTTTGTTCTGCTTTCAATTTGAAGCGAGAAAGTTCCAGCAGTTAAAAATTGTGATACGCTTGTGGTTTGCGTATTTGACCATCTGTTTCCGTTCCAAATTAACGCATCTCCGATTTGTGGATTAGTAATTGTTGCGTCTGGAAGCGTTCCAACAGCAGACATCGGTATGTAAACCCAATCGCTGGCCGATCCGGTATCAGTTACCTTCATGTATACGCCAGCACTTCGATAGTTGATGTAATAAATTCCGCTGGAATATCGAACTAAATATGTTGTTCCAACAGCAGGCGATCCAAGAGTAGTAGGAAGTTGTGAGTAATAATCGACAGATCCAGAAATAACCTGACTAGCTGCATTTTTAAGCAGCGCGGCAATAAGCATATGCCGCCAAGTGGCGGTATCGATGATCGGCGGTATGCTTTCTAGAGGAACTCCAGCAGCTATTAATGCCAGCTTCCTGTACTCTGCTGTATCCAGATCTGGCATTGTATTGGCACTATGAATTCAAGATGCTCAAAGCCTCTTGCAGTGTTTCTTCAAACGTATACGGAGACTCATCCCAAGCAATTTTCGGACTAGGATCCATCGCAAATTCCATCAAGATTGCGTCAATCCAAGAACGAACAGAGTTTAATTTTGGAGATGTTTTTCCTGCATTCTGTAGCTTTCTTTCGATATCAAGAAGCGTTAAAAGCCGAATTGATGTATATCCTTTATATGAAAGCCACGCCTCTGCCGACATTCCGTAATATTCTTCTTCTTCTCCTGTTGGGTTTCCGCTCGCGTCCAAGTAAACCTTGGTATGACCATCTTGTTGCTGCTGCGTTACAGGATTAAAAAAGCTGTAGTCTGTGATGATAAAGCTCATTAGCTGCTCCTTGTGTAATAAAGTGTCACATAAAATCGAAGAGCCGGGGCCGTTGTAAACGTGGGAGTTACAACTCGTATGGCATATTCTTTTGATGGGACAACATCGATAGAAAGTCCTGTTACGTTATAGCTTACCGATCTGTTGGAAGTTACGCCGAAAACAACTCCGGTAAACATGGCGGTATTTGTGTTGTCTGTGAAATTATGAAGATCAACAGTAGCACCGCCTGATTGACCAACAGGACTTGTCGCGCCAGTAAATGCCGTCAGATTCGCTGCCACAATCCTCGCATTGAAGGGGATTTGAAAAATTCTGTTTGTGGCTGAAAGGTTTAGAGTCAGATCGTATGGAATTCCAAAGAAGTATGTCTGTCCGCCAGCAGCCACAGTCGTTGTAGCGGCGGCAAGAGTTAATGAAGAAGGAGATGCTTTTCTATTAACCCAAAGATTTGCATTGTTATAGATGAGAGCATCTCCATCTGCTGGACTTGTGATCAATACATCATGCAGTTCATCCAGTTCGTAGCCGTTTTGAATTTTGATGTAGGCAATGCCGTTTCCTGAATTCGCTCGCTCAACAACTCCCAAAAAAACGCCGTGAGCAGGAGCAACAGGCTTTGTACGTTGATAGCTGCCATTTGTTCCTAAATAAATTGGATCGCCGTCTACAAATGGTGATCCAAGGCTCAATTGATCCATTGAACCATAGAGCGTGATGGTTCCTTGAGCATTCGGAGCCAAACTTGCGTCCCGAATAAATCCTATAGTGGTTGCTGACGTAGCATCGGAAGAATTGTCTGCTCGTTTTACGGAAAGTTTGTTTCCGACAGAGCCAAACGCATAAACAACAGTTCCTCGCGTTAGCGTCACCGAATCGGCGTTGACAACAGTCGCAATTAGATGGTCAGCATCTCCAGTTCCACCAGTAACAGCAGCCTGAACGAACTCCGTTGTTGCAATCTGTGGGGAGCTAGTTCCAAGAGCAGCAGTTGGCGCTGTTGGAATCCCTGTCAGGGCCACAGAACCCTTGATTGTCGGATTCGGATAGGTTCCAGAAAGATCTCCGCCTGCCGTTCCACTTGGGATTGTTCCGTTGCTGGCAATATAGTTCAGAGCATATAGAACAAGATGCCGAAAATCGGAAGTGCTAAGAATGGGCGGCTGGATGTTGAGCATCCCCGTCCCACCGATTGTATTGAGCAATTCCAAGACCAACTGCTGATACTGAGAAGTGCTTAAATTAGGGGGTATAGGAGATATTGGCATGGCTTTATGTAGTCTTAGATTTCACCTGATAGGGCAGGGGAACGATTTCTCGCCCCCTGCCGTGATCAAGTGACTTCTAGATTAGAGGCCAGTGGTGCTGGTCGAGCAGGGAAGCGGCAGGCCGTCATACGGGCAGCGCTTGTACACGATAGCACAGACGTTCTGCGGACGGATCGGCTGAATCGCACGGCTGATTTGGTAGATGTGCTGACCAAAATCGCCATACAGGTTACAGTCGTTGTCGCGGAAGTAAGTCCATTCCAGTTCGCCCATAGCAAGCTGCGGGGCAAAGCGGAAAGTGCCTTCACCAGTGTATTGCTCAGGAACCAAGCGCTTGAACGCTTCGCCGCCAATGACGAACATGACTTCGTACGGAGCGCTAACCCATGCGGGGTTACGGCGCTGTGCAAAGCCGTTGGTCACTGCAGTGCTGACGATAGGGTTCACAAGCACCAGATTTCCGCTGCCGTCAAAGCCAGTAGCGCGGAGGGGCTGTTGGTCGATGCCAAAAGCGAAACCGCGATAGCCCATGAATTGGTAGCCAGAGATGCTCTCTTCACCCAAGCGGAAGGAACCCGCCGACAGGTAATTCAAGTCTTCTTTGACATCCGCATCGTTACGGAAGTTTTCGATCTGGTCAGCAGAAGCCAACACTTGGAAAAACTCGCCATCGCGTGTAGCAAAAGGCTCAGCAAGCATCTCCTCGCGGAGGAACGTACCGATCTTGTACAGCGTTTTGAAGTTCATCGGGCCATCAGGCAGGACGGGCGCAAACAGGGTATTAATCTGCTGCATATCGCCAGTAAGGTTCTGCGTGAAGGATTGGGTGCTGTTGACAGTGAACTTGATGCCGCACTGCTGCAGATACTGGTAGCGAATGTCGGCATTGATGATCTGAAGGATCGTCTTCTCAAGGGAGACTTGAGCCTGCAGATAACTGCCTTTAAACGCTGTACGGGCCTGCTTTACGCAGACACGGGGGCCAGCACCGCGCAAGGTCTGAAGCTGGAATTGGTATTCAGTGCTTCCGACTTGGTCAGGGGTTGCTCCAACACCACACAGGGTAGTGTCGTTCACAAAGGTTGGCGCAGCCAAAGAAGCTGCGGGAACCGCCATTTCTTCAACAACGGAGCGCACAACGTCAGAAACATTGGGAAGCGTACCGCCATCGATTGAGTTAATATAGGGTGATTTGCGCGCAAGAACGCGACCAATCTGCCCAATGATACGATTAACATCTTTGCTCGCGAAATTTTGAATCGTCGGCAAAGGGATACAGTCATTAGCCATAGTTTTAGGATTTTTTAGGTTTTAAGGTTTTGCCCCTAATCCCGTCCCAAAACTCTTCGGGAGCGACATTAGAAGCTGTAATTCCCACGGGTGCGGGAAAGATTGCTTTTTCAGTCGCACCCGGCACGTTGGTGCATTGTTTTCGGCCTGTCTTGCAGTGCTGGTGACCACTGCTGGTCGCTGCTATAACGGAAGCAGTATTCCGATCTGTCGCCACAAGTAGTGACTTATCTAATTTTTGTCAAGCATCTTTTTTATTAGGGTATCTATTGGGACAAAATCCCCATCTATAGAATGGTGCGTATTCTCGTATGAGACGATGGAATCTGGAAGTGGAGGATGCACCTCCTGAATAAGCGGATGATTCAATCCAGACGCAATCCAGCATGGCGCTGACTGATTTCCGATAAATATAGCACTTCCATAAATAAGCTGAGCTAACTCAAGCAAGTTGTTAACCCATATACTTGGAACCTCTCCAAATCTGCTGACAAAATCTCCACGTTCATCATACAAACCGATAAAAATTATTTTGTTCCTGTATTTATCTACAATTTTTGACCAAGGAAAACTGTCATTCCTATACCTATGCGATCTGCAGCATACGATTCTTCCGTTTGTTCGCGTATCTGGAGAAACGTCGATCCATTGTGACGTGCTAGGATGCTCAATACCTAGCATTTTTGCCTGCATTCCAATGATCGGATACTGCCCCCAATATCTCCTGAATCCACAAGCATCGTGATCAATGTTTGTCGGATTCTTCTCGTATGAAACGGAATCAATATACGGCTGGATTTCAAGCAGTGGCTTTAATGAGTCATACTTGAATCCCTCCATTAACAATTGCGGCTGACTATTGTGATCTGTAATGACGAGATGCCCCCCGCCAAGCGCCCTCATGCATGGGAGAAACGCAATAATATCCCCAATATGACCCGAATGCAGGAACCTTTTCATCTTGTGAATCCCTCATTATTTAAGAAATTCCATCATTGCAGAAGATTTGCGTTTTTCTTTGGTCTTCTTGGCATGAAACAGTAGCGGAGCAATCGCGTCCAAATTACCCTGAATATTTAGAACGTCTGCTTCATGCCTTGCAGCACCATCAAGATCTAAGTCTTCCGAAAGAAATTTGGTGAGAGCAGCGCTGCAGTGTTGCTGTGTAGCGTAAAACAAGTAGGCAGGCTCTCCAGATACAATCAGAAGAGTCGCGTCTTTTTCATGCGAGTCAGCAATAGCAGATGGAAAATTGATGTTTGTTACATCGTAATCTGACATCCACCCTCCTCCAGCCGCATGAAGAGCGCACCACCTTTTATATCTAGCGCATATTTTTGATAGGTTGTCTCCGCTGCTAGGAGCAAATTTACCTGATAGCTCGACTAATTTCTTGGCTAGTTTGAAGTAAAAGTTGCTATTTTTTGCATGGGAATCGTTGAGCATCACGCATTCCCAACCATGTTTTTCCCAAGATTGTTTCCATGCATTAGCGCAGGCGAACTCCTCATCTTGATGAAACCCCTGAAGAGATTCGTAGTACCCGTAAATTGTCTTTTTCATCCGTAAATCTTGTATCCGACATGATACACAGGAAGACCAAGATCAACGTGCGGTTGATGCCCTGCGTCTTTTGCCCTAAGGCAAAATGAAACGTCTTCTCCCCTTTCGGCATCAAACTCTCTGAAGTAATCGTAATCGTAATCACTAGAATTAATCTTCAGCGAATCGCCAAACTTTGCTCGGATGTCTTCAAAAACTTTCCTATGTATCAGAAGGCATCCTGTTGCTACCCAATCTACGGGGACAATAGCATCTTCGCTGATTTGCGCTCTTGAGGCCAAGTTCCTGTTTGAACACATAAGAAGTCCGTTTTCTTGCCTTCCAAAATATGCGCCTCCAACAAGGCTTTTCCCGCTACCAATAAGCCTATGTAGAACGTGACGCTGAAGCGCGATATCTGTCTTTGTTCTTGATGGAGGAACCCAATAGCGCATCCAGTTCGGCCTTCCGATACAGGGAACGATATCGTCATCAATCATCAGGAGGTATTTGGCATCGGTTTCTAAAAACTTCGCTGCCATTCGGTTTCTAGAATGCCCTATTTTTGCGTCTCCAAGGCACATTTCAAAACGCAGCTTGTCTTTTCCGAAATCTAATGCCATAGCCATGCAAGCCTGCATGGTAAGCCCGTTGTGTGGCCCCTTGTAGAAGCAACACCCCAACATGATGTCTCTTCCGGTAAATTCGCACCTATAGGAAGGAGCGCCTTCTTGAGATCTAGATTCAATGATTGGATTAACAAACTCAGGCTCAGGAGGGGCTGGAGCAGGGTCTATTTCCTCCAACACTTGCGCTTGTTTCACTGGTTTCGGCTTCTGCTGCTTTGGCTGTTTTGGCTGTTTTGGCTGAGTTGTCGATTTTTTTATGGCAATCTGTCGAACAGGCTTTGATTCGGCATCCTGCTTGACCTGAGGTTCATCAAACCTAGAAAAATCCCTGTTTGTCGGAGGGATTTCTGGCTGTTTTAACGGCGGAGCCTGTGCGCCGGGACGGGAAAATGGATCGACTGAATCCAATGCATTGAGGGTTATTTTTTCATCAGGGCTTACACGTAGTCCATTCATAATTTTATTAACAATTTTGTTCTGGATGAAGGATCGAACTCCATCCATCGCGTTTTGTTCCTGTTTCATCAGGCTCCAGCCTCATCCAGACCGAAATCAATCGCATCGCTGGATGACATTTTAAGTTTGTCAGCAAGTGAGGTTCCTCGCGCTGAGTTTCCTCCGCTAACATTGCTGCGGGGCATACGTGAAGCCCCCTTTATTTTGCTGTTTTCATCACTCAACTTCTTGAGTTGAGCCTCTGCTTTTGCTCTTGCCTGCTGTTCTGCTTTTAGTTGTTCAACAAGAACGTGCGAGAATACGGCAGCAGCAGCTACATTGGCCCTTTCCTCTGATGTTGTAGGCCACAGAGCAGACTCAAACTTTCCAGCAAGATCCTGAACGCGCTCGTTATGCCTCTGGATTTGTTGAATTTCTTCTGCAGTTGCCGTTTGGCTTGGCTCAAGAAATCTAGCCCAAGGTACTTCTTTAGTCAGATTATCGACATAATCATAAATCTTGCTGTTTTCTGAATCGTACCATTGAACCTGAGCCTCTCCGCGCTTTGCCATGAACTCTTGCATATTGTCAGTGGCATATTTTATCTCGTTCTGCTGAGCAGTTGTAAGTTTATGGATTTCTTTCAATCCATCTTTCAGAACTTCAGCATCAAGCATCGGAAGTTTGTCGATTGCGTTAACTTTCCACCATTGCTGATCGACTTTTTCAGGCCCACCCGCTTTTTCGATAGAAGCAATAACGTCTTCTGACGCTCCATGCTTTTTAAGAATTCCGTAAATCGTTTCTTTTGCTGTGCTGATCGGATTCTCGTATCTAGCCCTAAACTCAGAGTCGTTCTGAAGATCAAAAATCTGTCTGAACTTCTTCAGATCTTCATAGTCATTTGGAATCTGAGGCTGATTTGTTTCCATCTGCTGAAGTCTTTGCTTCAGCGCTTCAGATTCTTGTGCCTGACGCTTATAAATTGATGCTGTTTCTTGTAGCTTTTTCCAGTTGTTCCGATTTGCCTCAGAAAGATTGCGGGGCTGTTCGATTGAAGCGATTTCTGGATCAATTTCAGTTTCCGTAGGCTGAGCAACAGGCTCTGCAGCTTGAGGCTCTGGCCGCTGAACAGGTTCGGGCGTTTGTAGGGCTTCTTCTTCAATCCCTTCGGTTTCCCGTATGGATTCGTCCAGCAGCGAATCAATCGCTGCATCGGTATCGTCATCAATCCTGTCGGCATCCAATGAGGGATTTCCGAAAGACGATGCTGCTGTTGGTTCTGGAACAGTAGTGTCCTGATCCAATGACGTGTCTGTATCGATGTCTGTTGCCATAAATTTTATTTATTACGCATGGACTTTGCGCCCCTGCATTTCCACTTCTTACGAGATAGACTGTTCGGGGAGTTTGGATCTTTTTTCCAATCACCCTTGATCTTCAAAGACCTCGCGCAGTAAGCATCTCCCTTTTTAGTCCCCGGGCGGATGCGGTCTTTGCCGTCCTTCGCTTTCCCTGCCTGCCCATATTTGACAGTTCTGGTGCGTCCAGTTGCTTTGTTTGTAACAATCTTGGTGAAGCGCTTTTTAATCGTCGCCATATTACATCTCCGCAAATCGTCCGCTTGAAGGATCTATAATTTCGTTTGGATCAGACATCATTTCCTCAATCTCTTTGATGACGCTTTCAAAGCCCTCTTTGAATTTCGCCTGAAGAGCCACTTGTTCGATGGTTGCGCCATCGCATCTCGGAATACGCGATTTTAGGTATTGAAGAAGCCGTCCTGCGGACTTCTTTTGATACTCGCGCAACTGAACAATGTCTGAATCTTCCCACTTCATTTGCAGCCGCAAGATTTACCTTTGCCCTTAGAGGGTTTTTTGGTCGTTTTCTTTTTCACGGGTTTTGGCTTCTGCTGGTTGTTCAACAGTTTGATCAGTTTTTGGATAAGAGCCTTCATTTTTTCATCCCTTTGGTTAGAACGGCGCGATCTGCTTTGTTTTGAGCAACATCTCGGAAGTTCTGCTTGCCCGTACTCATCTGATTGCGCGACTTCTTCTTACTCGGAAGATATTTATTGAATGCCTTTTCAAAATCATTCTCGTAGTCGATTTTTTTCAGAGGCTCCATTTTCATCATTTTTTTATTTTGCGACATCGCCATAGGTTCCATTTTTTTCATAACGGAATATGCGCCTCTGCCAGTGCGTCTTGAAGGAGGAGCGCCAGCGGATGCCTGTGGGGGTTTTCTATATACTTTACCATTGACTATTTCGCCTTCGCGAACAGCCATCTTTGGATCAAGTCTACGCGCTTCTGAATAAGACATCATCGGCGCTTGTTTTTTTGTCATTGTGTCCACAAATTGTTTAACTGGCTTTACTGTTGCAGACATCGTGTCTGTGAAGCCTTTTTGGACACCTTTTGCGAATTCTCGCATCGTATTTTTTGGCATATTTTTAGTCTTTCTATCCTGCTGTTGGAGGTTTAGGCGGGGTAGCGACTTGCGCCACAGCGCCGAATTGTGACGGCATCTCTTCAGAAGCTATTTTGTTAACCTCTTTGACTTGTGCCGTCGAAACTCGTTTTGGAGATGGGCCTGAACCCTGAGCAACAGCCGCTGCAGGCTGTAGTTCAGGAGGAGGAGGCACTGCCATTCCCTTGGTAAGATGATCAAACGCCTGTTTAACTGCTTGTTTCATCTGAGCCAGAATCTGGCGATTCCCGCCCTTCACCTCAGCCTGCTGCAAGTGTGAAGTGAAGTGGCGCAATGCGCTCATAAACGGAGCAACCATCTCAGGAGGCAACGATCCCTCTGGCGCTTGCGAAATTAGCGGGAAAAGTTTCTCCGCCATCGTCTGCAAGTGAACCATATCGTTGTCGCGAGGTGAAACAGGAACATCCTGACCAGCAATCATGCTTTGTAACTCAATTACTTGCTGCCTAGTGGCTTCAATTGCCAGCGCTTCGACCTGATCCTTTGGAAGAATAACAGAATTCGCAATGGATTCGCCAACCTTACGGCTCCAATCCAGTTTGATCAGTTCATCCTGATTAATTGCAGGGTTTCCAGTGTAGCGTTGAATCAAAAGATCCAAAATTGCCTCTTCTTGTGCGAGCGTATCAGGCAGAAGCTCTTCAGCAGCCGAATGCGCCATCAAAAGAATGTCACTCGGAGGCAAATTGCGATCCATCATCGACAAACAGCAAGAAATTGCGTCTTCATCCAAGTGTTCTGGAACATCAAACGGCACAAGAAAGGATGGAAGTTCCATCGTTGACTTCTCAAATGCAGCAACAACCTCTTTTTTGGCCCAAACCGCATTTGGAGACTTTAATTTTGCCATGTCCAGCGCTGTTTTTAACTCAGCCGCCGCTTTGACGTGTTCAGGATGACAAATTCCGCGCTGCATACGCTCAACAGACTTGGAATATTGCTTAACAAAGCGCATCAGAATGCCTTCGCGGATCTGTCCTTCAATTGCTGCAATACGATTTACTTCGCTTGCTGTCTTTGCCTGCATTGATCGGCCCAAAGCCTCTCCCGGCAAGAACGCACCAATCTGAATCTCCGCTAATCCCGAAATAAATTGGTCAAGTCTGATGAAATCTTCGATATCAGACTGCATATTTTGAGCAATCACGTCATATCCCTCAGCCACATATGCAATCGGATGCATAACAGTCAGTGGGGGAACGCCCGATTTCACATTCGGCCCTTTTTTCAGCAACAAAAGTCCGCGCAAATACGTGTTATCGACCACAAGGTTACGCGCTTTATCGACAGCAATGTGCGTGTTGTACAAATCACGCCCTGCTCCACGGGATGACATCAGAGATCCTGATCCAATTTCGATGGCAAACAGCGCCAAGCATTCGCTCATCTTGTTGTAACGATCAAGCTGTGTGCAAATTTCAGAGCCTGACTTGTCGGTCATTAGAAATCTGGAGATCTTTCCAGTTGGTTCTTTTACCAAAATCTCACCTAGCTCGACATATTTAGCGTCATTCTCGTAGGAAGCGCCATAAGATCCCTCGCGAATCCAATCTTCGTAACGCCTTGCGTCTTCGTCAGAATCAAGCGAGCGCCCAATCGGAGTAGCATTGTTGATTGCCTCGACAAGGTTGTCGATATGCCATCCAGCAAGCGCTGAAAGTTCGGGATCTTCCAACAATGGGAGCAGTTCAGATACTTGATATCGGCGCTTCCGCGCCCAAATCGGCGTTCCATCTGCCTCCTGTGGCGTTTCGATGCTGAAAAACGTGAAGTCCTGACGCAGAAACTCTGGCTTCCAATCGCGCAGATCGTCCCAACACATTGCCGTAAATCCAAAGGTTGTGTTCTCATGGACAATCTGAGCCACAAGATCATCATGCCCCTTCCAAGATCTGATACACTTGGTGATTTCCTCTCTAAAAATCTTGGTTTTGTTTTCCGAATCAACGCCTTCACGGGGATACTTGGTATAAGTAAGCGTAGGAGTCTGTTCGATAACCTGACGAAACGGAGGCTGGATTCGGGAAACCATCGTTGACAGGAATCCTGTCGGCCTGTTGCTCCTCCAGCTTTGGCCCATGCTCTCCAGCTTCTTCTGCGAATACGGAGGCTCGTTGTTCAGTTTCTTTTGGATCAACTGGTTCTTACGATTGCGCTCCATGTTCTGCTGCTTCAGTCGCTTGTAGGCGCTGTATGCCTGCTGAACATCTCGGAAAACTCTGCGAACCTTCAGGTTCTTTGGATTAACAATGTCACTAGACGAATTCGGGCCTGCATCAGTAATCTGAAGTCCAATAACTTTCGGCTTGTCTGATGCATCAGCGATCCGCGCTGCCTCATTCGCGTAAACGTCTGTGATCTCTGGAGGAAGAGGTTTGGAAGTTTTAATTGCCATTTTTGTATTCGTTTAGCCAGCAATGCGGATGGAGATCAGGAGGAGTAGTAAAATGACTCCTATCAAAAAATACCGCCGTTCTATTGTCATGCCTTAGTTGTCTGCATCCGCCAAGTGCTTTGGTTGTTTGTGTGTCGCGAGCCTGTCTTAGACTCGTTGAAATTCTTTCTGCTGCAATAATGCACGATTTGCATCCTGATTTCCATGCTATATTATTTGGACAAGTTTTGCAGATTTTTGCGCGTTGTTCAGCTAAATCATCAGAAACTAGAAGATGTTGGTTTCTTGATGCCGCAAAGTTCCTCGCCCAAATTGTAATATCGTTGAGCAATTCGGTTGCGCGAGACTGAGCCACAACACTTGTAATGGCAACCATATCAACTCCATGACAGTGGTTAGGATAATTGCTGCATATAAACGAATTAACGTCTCCCTCAACGTCTCCTGATGGAATATGGTTTTCTGCCCTGTAATTTCTGACCACTTCATAGAGATTATCCAAGGTAATACCATCAAGTTTGACATCTCCTTCGTAGCAGTGCCATCCGCCGGGCGGAGTAAATCCCCATATTGGCTTAGCCATAAATCACTTTACGTAAACCCTGACGTTCCCGTTAATGTGGTTTCCGATCTTAAACCCATGCTTCTGCATGAGAAAATCCAACCCCGCATGACTGAAGATCGTGCAGTGACCTACTGTAGGCGTGATATAAGTATCATGCTTCGTAAGCCAATCGCTGAAAGAAGTTTCCAGCATCAGGACTCCGCCATCTTTCAGGCCGCTGTAAATGTGATCCAGTTCCTCAAACGGAGCAGTCAAATGTTCTATAACCTCCGTTAATACAATGCAGTCGTTGTCAGTTGTGAACACAGTGCCTTTGACATACTTATCGTACGGAATACATTTGACTCCGCGCTCATTGAAATAACTAGCCATTATCCCGTGACCGCATCCGTAATCCAATACCACAGGAGACTCTTTCCCTGTCAGCATCCGCACTCTCTCCAGCCTTCCCTGATTCAGTTCGTCTGAATTTCTTTCGATCTCGTTGCCTCCGCCAACCATGTTCGATTGATCAATCGCCGCACAGAAAATGTTTCCAAGATCGTCGGTGTAATACTGGACATCATGTTTTATAAACGCTTTTACACAAGCGCCTCCAGTTACGGGGGATTTATCCATAGCTTTGTTTACCTCACTCGCTAAAATCTACAAACTCTAAATTGTCAACGATAGTCTCTATTTTTTTCTCAATCGTCTCAGGCTTTGGATCAGTCATCGTAGGTACTGCCCCTCCACGCTGACGCATTAAATATACCAATAAAGACAATGAGTCCAATGAGTCAGGGCTACGCTGCCTTGTTCGCTTCACATAGTCGCCCTTGCTCTCGACCCGCACCAACCCCTTGCCAAGTTGCTTATATCGACGCGATATGGACTGCTTGATCAGTTCGTCGTTCCTAAAGCTCGGCGCAATCTTCAGGAACTCAAACTCCAGATACTTCGCCAGACCAAAGATCAGTTCGGTCACCACTCCATTGTATAACTCATTGGCCTTCTGGCTATCGTCGCCAAGGATATGCGTCTCTGATGCCGCCCAACTGTAATTGACCCCCATGACCTCCGATCCAAAAAGACTACATAAAGAATCGTGGATGCCTGCGCCATTCCCTGTCCTGTCCACGCAAAGCCAGTTCGGGCCTATACGCATCTGTTTGCAAAACTTAATGATCGCCCCCGTCTGCTCCAGTGTCGCCTTCTTAGGAAATAGAATCTGCCCGTCCAACTGAAGCACAACCTTTGGCTTCTTGAAGTCTATGAACTTGCCGTCCCTTGGAGTCCAGCCGTCTGCCAAGCCAAACCTTCCATGCGAGCAGATCACCTGATCGTTGCCCTCCAGAGCCAAGTCAAATGCCGCCAATGGAACCACAGGCCCAATAAATCGGACTATGCCGATTGAATTGTCCATCATAGCAGGCGTTATAATCGCCATGCTGATGCCCTCCTGAGGAAAGAACCCTCGCGCCATCGTGTAGTACTCAGCCGTCTTCCCTCTAGCCTCGTAAGCCATGTAGCCCTCGTAGGTCTGGAAGCCGGGGAACACAATCCGCTTATGCGTCACATTCTCGCACCTCGCCGCATCCAACCTCAGCACCTTCCACCCCTCCCTGCTCTCCCACTCAAAGTCATCCTCACAGTCAATCGATATCCAACCATGCCTCGGCTCGCACCTCTTGCCAAACTCGCTCATCCGATCCTTCGGGTTCGACGCTCCAAAGATCTTAATACGTCCTTTTGCGCCATCCGTATCCGCTGCTGACAGAATATTCTGCAAGCCCTCCCAAACGCCTGCAGGCACTTCCTCAGCCTCATCCAGCACTACGTGCGTCCTACTCATCAATCCCCACTTCGGATGCGGTTTCCCTGCCCTCGGCGCTGGATGGAACCCCCTCAGCGTTCCCGTCCCGCTATCACCCTTCGGCACAGCAACAAGATGAATCCCGTTCTTGTCATCGTCGTTAGCCTGAATCGACTTAACCAAATCCTCTCCGCCTTCATACTCAGGCTTCACCAATGCTGTCCTATAAAAGGTCTTAATGGCAGCAAACACGTTCCGCTGTGCGTGAGCCTCAGTCAGCGATACCACCTTCACGCAAGTGTAGTACGGATCTCGCATCCAATCTAAAAGAAACCATGCCGCCGCATTGAACGTCTTTCCCATTGCCCCTGCCCCTTGAATCAGCAGCTTATCGTAATCAAACAAACAGCGCCAAGTATCCCTAGCTGACGATGGCCTCCAATCGTAAACTGTGCTGCCCCACAAGATCGTCGCCGCTGCCTCAAACTGATCCTTGTCCAATAGATCCTGAACGTACTGAAGCACAATCGCTTTGGCTTGCTTCTCGTCAATTGTCTTCGGCGTATTCGATCCACTCGCTGCGTTCTTCAATATGTGAGCAGCCGCATACAAAATGCCTCTCATCTCATCACGCTCAGCCTCAGCGCGAATCTCATGCGCCAAGTCCAATGTCCTCTTCAGGCTCTTGCTTATGCTAGTTGTTGCCATGCAGCATCACTGGTTCCAAGATCCAATCCAAGTAAGCAGGCGTTTGTTCTCCGTTCCAAGATCCCTCGACGTTGAAACTAAAGTATTCTTCGGCCTCATCTTCATCCATTCCGCTCCTCATCAGAACCTTGATGCACTTGTCGCGATGATAGATTGCAATTGGCTTTCCGAATTGCCTTGCGATCCCTACGAATGCCTCTTCAAAGCCGTCAGCCAACATGATCGGCTCGCCTTTGTGAACAATCTCCATCTCTCTCAGCTTCCTGAGCAGTTGCTTCTTTGTCTTGCAGTTCATTCCTTTAATAAGACTCAACGCTATTAAAGATTGCGTCTACTTCGTTTAACATAAGTTCCGTTGCGTATACTAAAGCGCTATTCAGTTTACACAACGCTAGTACTTGATCGTTTGACCAAGCCAAAGCATTCTTGCTTCATGGTCATACGCGACTTCTGGCAACGATGAGCAGCCAGACATAATCAGCGCGATGGCAACTGCACAGACTGATTGCAGAAAGGACATAGGCTCAAGTCTCCGTTGCTTTCGTTGTGCCATTTGTCTGCGAGCTTGGCCGAAACATAGATCATCAGACAGCAGATAACCATGACAACAAGGAACATAATAGGAGTTATTGTTGGGCCTCTCATTCTAATGAGCTTACTTCTCATACGTCACAGCCTCCTTGAAGTTTCTAAGCAACGTGTCGAGCTTCTCAAGAGCGCCAGCCTCTGATGACGTGATCTGTATCGGCCAATCAGCGTTCTCGCCTGTGTTCGATCTTATAAAGTCATGCAGCGCAATTGCTGCTTTAAGCGCCTCTATCATTTGTCCTCCTTGTTTGCGCTGACCTTTCGCCACTTGCCCAATGGACATTCCTCGGTTGCCATGACTGTCTTGATCTCCATGTTGCAGCCACAGACGTTGCACTTGCCCATGCCGTTGTAGGCTTGATCGTCATACTCAATACAGTACCGACAGAAGTCTAGGCGCTTCTCAATGTCCTGAAGCGAGGCGCGAGGCATACCAGCAGCGACGAACACAGCAGCAGACTTGAAGAAGTTCTTCGCCATCTGTGCCATCGTCGGCCTTGCTGGTACTGGATCGCTCATGCCATTGCATCATCGTATTGGGCATGGGCCTTTAATTCGTCTAGCTCTTTCTTCACAGCGATGAAGGCATCCACTGCGGCCTGAGTCTTGCGCGTGTGCCACTCCAGCAGGCGCTTGGCTTCTGCCAGATCGCGGAATACGTCATTGCGCTGCTGTTCCATGCGCTCAGCCTGTTCGGTCATGCGGATGATTTGGCGTCCCACAGGCGAACCAACCAAGTTCTTCCGCACTGTGTCTGTCTCAGGCGTCATGCTCATGGGCGCTCCTCCTTCTCCAGCAGGCGCTGATACATAGACGCTGCCTTCTCAAACTGTTGCCAGCTTTCCTCTGCGCGTTTGCCTGCAACGTGGAAGAACGTCCTGCAGCATTCCATTGCGTCCTTAAGCCTGAGCTTCAGGTCATAGACTTCCAGCGTTAGGGCCAGTTCTCTGTCGGCACAGCGCTCCAAAGCAGTCTGCAGCTTGGTTGTACTCAGGGGTGAGCCAGTGTTGGGACGCAAACCTTCCCCAAGGTTTTTGTTATGTCGATTTCCAACACTGGCTCGTTTCTTCTTGGTATTGATGGGTTTATGCATATGGGGTATTAATTGATAAGTGATTTGAAGTCAGTATACATGACTGATCTTGTATTGAGTTATAGCGAGGTTATCTGCGTAAAGCCCTGTCTTTGTGCTTGTTGCAAGCATCGATGTATTTGCTCAAGTTTCTCATATCATGCTCAGCAGCCTCCCTCCCCTCAGGGGTATCGGGGTAGGTCTGCTCGTAGCGGGGCATGGGTAGCCCCCTAGATAGCCTAGCCCCCACTGGCCCAAATGGGGTGCATATCGTAAGGCGGAT